CGAGAAAGCACGGATGCCACAACCGGCCACCGCTCGCAACCTCAATCAACGTGCAAGACGGATGGCACGGAGGGAAAAGGCTGATGGACACGCTACCGACGAAATGGGAGCATCGCTGTGTGTACTCAAGCAACGAGCCGAGTGATGTGCAGTGTGTGGGGTGTAGGTGGCAACATAAGGAGTGACTTTGAAAACAAGATGGCTGGACCGAATAATTGCAATACCTGCGCCGCGCATGTGCTTGTGCCTGACGGCTGATGAGTACAACGAGGCTTGCAAGGTGTTGGGTCTGAAACTCGCGCCAAACAAGTGGGTCACTGGCGATGCCTGCGTGCACATTTTTGAAGTGGACGGCCAAACCACAACGATTGTTTGTATTCGCGTGACCGAAAGCGTGACCGCTGTTCAAATCGCGGCCTTGTTGGTGCATGAGGCTGTTCACATTTGGCAACAGTATTGCGCAGACATTGGGGAGAAGGAGCCAGCCAGCGAACAAGAGGCTTACGCGATCCAGAGCATTTCACAGACGCTGATGGAGGAATACGCACGGCGGCTTGAAATGAAGCGCCTCAATGCAAAGTGATAAACTCACTCCACTCGCATCCCGTGAGTTAGCCGCCCCGCAGTAGCAGGGGTGAGATGAGGTAAGCATGGCATCTGTCGGGCGCCCAATGGGCAAGCTACATCAAGACGATGTGCGAAAAAAGATACAAGCCGGTCAATTGATAAAAGTGCTACAAGATCATGCACTTACCGGCGATGGTGAATTTTCCATGTCGCGCATGAAGGCGATTGAGATTCTCCTGCGCAAGAGCATGCCTGATCTGCAGTCAGTGGCTATCACTGGCGAAAACGGCGGCCCGGTCGAGATTGTCGAGATTCGCCGCGTTGTCATCGACCCTAAGCATTGAAACGCCCCGCGTATTCCTGCCGCTGCTCACTGCGAGCCGGTATAAGGGGGTACACGGAGGACGCGGCTCAGGAAAAAGTCACTTCTTCGCGGAGTTGCTGATTGAGCGCGCATTGATGCAGCCAGGCTTCCGCGCTGTGTGCGTGCGCGAGGTGCAAGAGTCGCTCCAGCAGTCTGTGAAGCGCTTGCTTGAGGACAAGATCCAAGCATTCGGCGTGGGCCACAAATTCGAGTGCCAAGAGGCTAAGACGATCTGCCCAGGCGGCGGGATCATCATCTATCAGGGCATGAAGAACCACACAGCCGACTCGATCAAGTCGCTGGAAGGGTTCGATGTTGCATGGGTGGAAGAAGCGCAGAGCCTCTCGCAGCGTTCGCTTGACCTACTCCGCCCGACGATTCGTAAAGAGGGCTCCGAGCTGTGGTTTTCGTGGAACCCGGATCTTGAGTCTGATCCTGTTGACCAACTACTGAGGACGGCGACGCCTCCGCCTGATTCCATCGTGGTTCAAGCAAACTACGAGGACAACCCGCACTTCCCCGGCGTGCTGCTGGCGGAAATGGAGTACGACAAGCGCCGCGACCCTGACAAGTATCAGCACGTCTGGCGTGGAACGTATCGCAGGAACAGTGAAACCCGCGTCTTCAAGAATTGGGAGATTGGCGAGTTCGATGAGGAGCCGCAGTGGGTTCTCCGCCAAGGTGCCGACTGGGGCTTCTCTGTTGACCCGTCAGTGCTGGTTCGCTGCGCCATCGTTGGGAGAAAGCTGTATGTCTCGCATGAGGCGTACATGGTGGGTTGTGAGATAACCGACCTGCCGAATATGTTCGACGCGGTTCCAGACTCCCGGAAATGGTGGACAACTGCCGACTCAGCCCGCCCCGAAACGATCAGTCATATGCGCAAGCATTGGAGCCCGAAGATTGGGCCAGCGATCAAAGGGGCGCGGAGTCTCGAAGAAGGTGTCGAGTTCTTGCAGAGCTACGACATCGTGGTTCACCCGCGCTGCAAACACACCATTGATGAGCTGACTCTGTACAGCTACAAAACCGACCAATTGACGGGGAAGGTTCTCCCGGTGCTGGAAGACAAGGACAACCACGTAATAGACGCATTGCGGTATGCTTGCGAAGGTGCTAGACGCGAGAAAGCATCGTCAAAGGTAGCGAATTTCACGCCGCTCCCCATTCAGAATAAATGGAACTAGCATGGCCCGCAAGAGTAAATCAGAGCAGATGGATTCGCTTCACCGAGAGGCGCTGCGCAATTTTGACCTAGCGTTTAGTCCGATTCAGTACGAGCGAGCGCAGTGCATCGCTGACCGGAGGTTCTACTCAATTGCGGGTGCTCAGTGGGAAGGGCCGCTTGGCCAGCAGTTTGAGAACCGCCCAAAGTTCGAGGTGAACAAAGTTCATCTGGCGGTGATCCGCATCATCAACGACTACCGGAACAACCGAGTCGGAGCGTTCTTTGTCAGCAAGGATGGCAAAGAGGCCGACGACCTGGCTGATACCTGCGCGATGCTGTACCGCGCCGCAGAGCAGGATTCGGTGGCTAATGAGGCTTACGACAACTCATTCGAGGAGGCTGTCGGTGGTGGCTTTGGTGCCTGGCGCTTGAGGAACTGCTACGTCGACGAAGGCGATGAGGATGACGACCGGCAGACTGTGAAGATCGAGCCGATCTACGACGCCGACACCACTGTGTTTTTTGACCCGCAGGCGAAGCGGCAAGACAAGGCAGATGCGAAGTTTTGCTTTGTGCTCACCAGCATGTCCCCGGACGCCTATGAGCAGGCGTATGGCATTGGCCCGCAGTCGTGGGAACACCCGATTGAACAGTACGAGTTCGACTGGGCTACACCTGATTTGGTTTGGGTCGCTGAGTATTACGTTGTCGAAGAAAAGCGCGCCACCAAAATGGTGTACCGCACTTTGATGGATGAGGAAGTGGCCTACACGCAAGAGGACTTCGACAACGATGAAGAGCTAGAGGATCGATTGGCCGCTGTCGGCACTACGCTGATGCGTGAGAAGAAGTACACGCGACGCAAGGTGCGCAAGTACATCCTGAGCGGCGGCGGCATCTTGGAAGACTGCGGCCACATCGCTGGCGATCAAATTCCCATCGTTCCGTGCTACGGCAAGCGCTGGGTGGTTGACAGCGTGGAGCGATGCATGGGCCATGTGCGCCTGGCTAAAGACCCGCAGCGCCTCAAAAACATGCAGCTATCCAAGCTGGGTGAGCTGTCCGCGCTGTCGTCGGTCGAGAAACCCATATTCACCCCGCAGCAAATGGCGGGCCATCAGAATATGTGGAGCGAGGATAACGTCTCTGATTACCCGTACCTGCTGATCAACACGATCACCGACGCAAACGGGCAAGAGGTAGCGCAAGGCCCGCTAGGCTATACCAAGCCGCCCCAAGTACCGCCCGCAATGGCTGCGCTCCTGCAGATCACCGAGACGGATATGCAAGACATCCTCGGCAATCAGCAGCAGGGCGAGGAGATGGTATCAAACGTCTCGGGCAAGGCTATTGAGATGATTCAGACGCGGCTGGATATGCAGTCGTTCATCTACATCAGCAACTTCGGCAAGGCAAAGAAGCGCAGCGCTGAGATTTTCCTGTCAATGGCAAAGGATGTGTACGTCGAAGAAGGCCGCGAGGTCAAAGGTGTTAACGAGGATGGCACCGCCGAATCCATGCGACTGATGACTCCGGTTATCGGTGAGTCCAACGGCTTGGAGGTAGAAAACGACCTCAGCCAGGCATCGTTCGACGTCGATGTGCAGATTGGCCCGAGTTCAGACAGCAAGCGCCAGGCCACGGTTCGCGCTTTGACTGGGATGATGACGATCACGCAAGACCCAGAAACGCTATCAGTGCTTGGCGCGATGGTAATGTTGAATATGGAAGGCGAGGGCGTGCGGGATGTGCGCAAGTTCTACCGAAACAAGCTGATACGCATGGGCGCAGTGGAGCCGACCGAGAAAGAAGCACAGATGCTCGCCGAAGAGGCGCAGAACCAGAAGCCCGACCCACAAGCGGAGTTCCTCATGGCCGAGGCACAGAAAGCCCAAGCGAACACTGGCCTGGCTGTTGCCAACACCGAGAAAGCCAAGGCTGACACAGCGCGCATCCTGTCCGAAATTGACGTGAGCCAGCGCCAATCAGCAATCGACACAGCGCGAGCAATCAACGACCTGACCCGCCCGCAAGTTTAAGCAGCACCGCTGCAACGGCCCGGGGCCGCATCCCCGAGAAAGTGAAGCATGGACGAGCAAACCGAAGTCATTGAAGAATCTGCAGAGATTGAGCAGGAGGAACTGTCTATCGATGAGTTGGAACAAGACCCCGGCGATTCGATTGATACGGAGGCACAAGACGAACCAGCGCCAGCGGATGAGCCCGGCGAGCTGGTGGTGACGCTTGGTGATGAAGAACTGCCAGGCGAGCAGGCCAATGAAGCCGAGTGGCTCAAGAACCTGCGCAAGAAATACCGCGACGCCACCAAAGAGCTGAGAGAAATCAAGGCGAAGGTGCAGACGGCGGCACCAGAAACCCCGAAGCTCGGCCCCAAACCTACGCTTGAGGCGTGCGACTACGACGCCGATGAGTTTGAGCGCAAGCTGTCCGACTACTACGAACAAAAGCGCAAAGTAGACGAAGCGCAAGACCAAGAGCGCAAGGCCAACGAGGCATTGCAGCAGGAGTGGAAGGCCAAGCAGTCGGCGTATGAAGCGAAAAAGCAAAGCCTGAACGTGCCCGACTTTGACGACGCGGAGGATGAGGTTGTCCGCTCGCTGAGTACCGCGCAACAGTCGATCATCGTCAAGACCGCAAGCGATCCGGCGATGGTAGTGCTGGCGCTGGGAAAAAACCCCGCCTCGCTCGCCAAGCTGTCGAAAGTCACCGACCTTGCCCAGTTCGCTTATGAGCTGGGTGTTTTGGAGTCAAGCAAGATGAAAGTCACCCAGCGTTCCCCGTCCGTCACCCCTGAAAAAACTGTGAAGGGCACCGGCCCGGTATCTGGCTCGGTATCTGCAAGCAAGCTGGAGGATTTGCGCAACTCGGCGCAGAAATCCGGCAACTGGGATGCCTACTTCGCGCACAAACGCTCAATCACGAAAAAGTGATACAGTAGCGGCATGCCTCTATTTGAGGCACTCAGCCTGCCGAGGCTCTAAACGCGAGTTTTCCGAGATGGCCCCCGCCAGCCTATGGTGAGCGACTTGGTGATTAATCACCGAACAACCTCATTCACAGACTATAGGAGCCATCATGGCAAACGCACTCGCTAAAGACCTCGAACTGATGTGGGAAAACTTCGTGGAAGGCTATGACGCCGCATGCGTCATCTCCCAAGAAGCCGAACGTAGCTACCCCTCGCCGCAGGTGATGCAGCGCGCTGGTGACACGTTCTACAAGCGCCAGAACTTCCAAGCCACGATCAGCACCGGCCTCGACATC